TCAATAGCACCATAAAGTCTCTCTATATATTTCTGACCTTGCTGAATAATCTTCTTTGAAGTTGGCGTTCCACCAGTAGTTGTAAAATATGGAACTGACCTGTTAGTAGAAATCATAGCAACCAATGTATCAATACAGCTTTTTATAACATTTGCTGCTGGCGGTTTCAATAAGTCATTGTCCTGAGGAATATTGAATCCATAAGGTCCAAGAGCATTGAAATCATTAGTTGATCTAATATCTAATGTATAGTCATTCAGATAACGCGCTAAATAGTAATTATATTTCTCTACTGTAGAGTCTATAGATGAAGATAGTCTATCTAGAAGTTTCTTGTTCATTCAATTTAGCTCCCTGTAATATATTCTGTAGTATGCCTCTCTTATATTCATGATATTTCTTATCATTATCTTCTTGACTTACTACACTTTCATTAGTAGTTACCGGCTTTATTTGAGGCTCATTTTGAGTTATAGAATTACTCCACATCTGTCCTAAAGTCATAATTATTTTCCTAAACCTACTCCAACACCTACACCGGCTGGAGTTGTGACATTAGCGCTTGGCTTCAAGCCAGCAGCTCTTTCAAGAGGACCAGACCATTCACCCATTGATGCTCGATTGTACTTGAGCCATGAGTCAAAAGTCTCCGGTGTGATTTTCCCTTCCTTTACAGCTTTTTCAAGTGCCTTCAACGTATAAACTGCAGTTTGTGCCTGAGCTTCAATCAATTCTTTACTTACTTGTCCCTGTGTTCTGAGTCGTTCTTGGTCTGCCATTGACTTGGTGTATTCATAGTCAGATGTGATATCTTGAAGAGTTTTCTTTTCTTCTGGTTGGAGAGATTCCATATATGATGCGTAGTCTGCATCAGCAACATTCTCTGATTCTTTCTTTACGCCAGATGCTAATGCTTCATTGAATTGGTGTACATTAGTCAAGTAAGTAGTATATTGCTTATCAACACCCATAATCTTGTTGAAGTTTATAGGAGGAATATTACCACCAGATAATGCAGATACTATACAAGAAAGTACAGTTCCTACCATTGCTAATTTTCCAGCTGTATCAGATCTTTTCCACTGACTCTCTTCTTCTATATCTGGAACTATAATCTGGCCATTTTCATCAAATTTCAAAAGTCCAAAACCATACTTATCAGCTACGTTAGTAAGTATAGTCTGAGGAGTAGTTGGTTGTCCCGATTCATTCGCTGTTACAACTGCTTCTTCTATATCACTTTGTGCTTGTGCTGACTCTTCATCAGTTTCATCTAGCTCTGGTGTTTCTGGAACGGGGTCTTTTGCTTTATTTACGGCTTCTTGTACACCTTGTTCTGCTTCTTCCACCGCAGCGTTATTAGCTGAGTTTCTTGCGTCAGCCATCTTAGCTTCATTTCTTTTTTCTTCAGCTTCTAAAACATCTGGATTTCCAGCTAATGAAGCATCTTTAGTGCTGCCCATATTTGGTGTATATGCTGCCATAGCTTTCAATGAATTCTCTCTGGCTCCTTCCATAGCTGTCTGCAAATGATTCTTTGACTGCTCTTTTGACTTTGGTTTATATTCTTTTACCTGTTCCTGATACTTAGCAATATTCTGTCTAGAAACTTCTTTCTGTGCTTTGTCAGTTAGAGGGTCATTTATACGCTTATTTTCTCTATCAATTTCCTTCAAGAGCTTGTTATATTCTTTTTCGTCCATTTTATTTCTCCCTATCCTAACAATTTAGCAAAAGTTCCGACTGTGTTCCATGCATTACTAGAATTCTGCATAGCCTCTTGTGCAGCAACATCACCCTCGTGCTGTTGAAGTCCAGCTGTAGTTTTTGCTTTATCTAATTCTTTACTTTCCTGTCCAGCTTGCATTGCTGCTGCATTCTGAGCAGCTTGGTCATATCCACTCTGTACAGCATCTGTTGCAGCTTGAGCTCCTTGAATAGCTGCCATTGTTTTTGAAGCATTATTCATTGCTGCTGCTGCTTTAGCTTGCTTTTTAGCAATACCAGCTTTATCAGATGCTGCTACGCCAGCTGCTGCTCTTCCTTCTTTATATAAATCTTCTGCATCAGAAATATTTACATTTTCTAAAGTCTGCTGTGCTTGTTCAGAAGCTTTCTGCGCAGCTTTAGTTGCTTCATTACGTCCAAATGCATCCCTAAGATTACTAAGCCAAGATAACATATTATTTCTCCTAATTCAAAAACATGTCGTTTATTTCTTTAGTCTTTGGCATGATACCCTCAGTATCTAGCATAAATAAGCCAACTAAGTCATTTGACTTATCATTATCAGTGAGAAGTTTCAATCCAAATACTTGCCTCATTACTGGGTCTTTTACTAAATCTTCCATTGCTAAGGCTAAAAACAAATCATCTTTCATTATAAATTATTAGTTTACCATCCTCTGCGATATACGAATCGACCCTTTGAATCAGCTTCAGTAAATTCAAATGCTTCATCAATTCCAACATCATGATATTCTCTTGAACCGCCAGCTACTAAGCCAAAAGTCAATATTCTAGACTTTCCATCATATTCAATCCACGTTACTACAGTAGATGGTTCCGGACCATTAGGATGAATATCAGACGCCCATGATATTGCTCTCTCAACATGTAAATCCGCCCAACCTTTAGATTCATATTCCTTCTGAGCGTCTTCAATCTTAGATTCTATTTCTTCTTTTCTTTGTCCATAAGAAAATTTGCTATAAGGACTTCTACTTGAGATAGATGGCTTTATAGATTTTGGCTTTTCATTCAATTCATAATTCTTATATACTGAATTAGTATCTTTCTTATAATTAGATAAATTTGAGAAAGCTCTATCAACTGACCATTTTCTGTAAGGACTAAGTATCATATGTTACCAATACCTTGCTCTCTTCTGCATATTCAATATTCTAGTAGGTAAGAAGTGGTCCTTCTTTATAGAATCATAAAACATAACTTCGGCTTGTGGAATAAGTACTTCATTTACATATGATGCGTTCTGTCCAAGAATAGCTGCTAATGTGGAAGCAACTCTATATTCAAGAAGCTGGAAGAATATCTGCTTTGGATAGCTCAATACTGTATCTGGTACGAAGCTACACCAATATATTCCATCATCTCTATTATTAGTAAATACAATACCTTTTCCGGTAGAGTCATCTGTTCTTAGAGTCCATGCTATACCCCTAGTATTATGTCCTGATGTATTGAATACATTCCATTCTGTTCCATTGAATCCAGTATAAATCCATACTGAATAATCTGAATACGTTATAACAGCATAAGGCCAGTCAAAATCTGCCCATATAATAGTGAGATCATCCCTTTGAAATTCATCTGGTACATCAAATTCGCTATTTTCATAATCACAAGAAATAGTATAGTCACCATATGTATATGTGCGAGTTGTTTCGGGCTCACTCTCTGCTTCAGTCGACGTTTTAGTTTCAGTATCATAAATATACCAAACGTCATCACTTCTGTAGTAGAAGGTAGTATCATCCTTTGACAGAATCATGTCAGCTTCAATATCAACACTTTCATTCTCATCTGGCGCAGTAATTGTTGGTGGCATTGCTACATATTTTACTGTATAAGTACCTTGTTTCGATCCAATTATTCTAATAGTATTATTTTCAATTTTATACTCATTTGGAATAAATTGTCCTCTTGGAGAAGCAGATATTGGTGATAAGCTGTCATCACTATAGCCTTTATAATATACGCCAATAACATACATACAATCTGAAGGCAATTCAGTTTCCTGACCATCAAAGTCAAAAGATTCAACAAATTCATCTGTTTCTCTTACAATATCATTATAGAGTCTGTGAAATTCATTATTCAAAACACTATTACATGTCTCGAAGTCAGACGTGTTAGAATTACGTATACCACCGTACCATTTCGCCTGTCTTATTATTTCTTTAGCAGTTACTGTTATTGCCATTGATTTCCTTCTCCTGTTTCTTTACTGTTGTTTTTCGCTTAGTAGTCTTAGTAATCTTAGTAGGCTTAGTAATCTCAGGAACATCTTTTGAAGTTTCTTCTACTTTGCCCATCTCTTCTAAGATCACCTTTGTAATTGCTAATGCTAATGTTGAGTCCATATTTATTTCTCCGTAATATATTTGTATATATCACCTAATAGCGTTCTTCCACCTGGCTTTTTCAACAATGTTGATATATTCTGTGTAGTAGCACCACCATAAGATGATTCACTAGAAACTTTTATCTTTGGCTGAGATACACCATCATAATATAATGTAGCTCCTAATTGGTTGATTTTATACGAATATAAATCTCCATTTCTATTCCAGTCTTTATAATTAGTTACAATATAGTCTATAATCTTAGAATATATGTCATTATCAACTTTATCTTCTTTATCCTGATATAGTCCTGCCTTTATTATTGGCCTATTTATCTTTGCACTTTTTGGTACATCCATATCATTATGTTGGTCAACCTCTGGAGCTAAATCAGGAAATTCAACTTTCTTATTCTTCTTGCCTTTTGGAAGTTCCAAATTTATTGGTTTCTTCTTTGACTTGAAGTCACCAATCAAGCTACCACTAGTAAAGTTCAACTTCATAGGGTCACTCTTAGGTTCCTTATATGTCATTCCACCAGCTGCTGGACCTTTTTTCATTCCAAAGTTGAATTTAGATACTGGATTAGCTGACGATAATCTTCCTATTGAGCCACTACCACTATACGATGATACTGATCCAGAAGGAATAGAAGCTGCATCTGCGTGACTATATGCAGATTCTAGCTCATCATTATCAAGTGTTATATTATCAGAAGAAACAAATGATTCATCTTTTGACTTACTTGCATGTTCAAACTTGAATGGTTCAAACTTTGGCGTAATCTCTTGTAGTTTCTTCTTCATTTCTTTTGGAAGAGACTTTCCATGAGATATGATATGATTAGCAGCATCAAGAAGAGTTTTCTTTCTTTCGTCTTCTTTATTCAATTTCTGCTCTTCTTCTTTACCTTCTTCCTGTTCTTTTTCTTTGTCTTCTTTCTGACCTTCTTCTTTATCTTCTTTCGTATTTCGGTCTATTTCTGTTATTTGTATTGGATGTTCTTTGTTAGTACCTTTTTCTTTTGCTTTTCTAACATAGTCCTCAAACACTAACTGCTCAACTTCATGAGTGTCAATTCTTGGATTTATTTTAGAAATAACATCTTCCGCTTCTGCTTCTCTCCTAATGAAGGCATCCCATTGACTCTTTTCTTTTGGAGTATTGAAATTTGTATTTGCATATTCAGTAGCAGCTAATTTCCAATCTTCTACTTCTGGTTCTGGTTCTGATTCCGCTTCTGCTTCTACTCCTCTCTCTGTGTCCCTTCTTTTGAGATATTCCATAACTGCTGACCCAATATTATCATTAGCAGTTGGCTTTTCACTTTCAGTTACAGGTTGAGTATAGTTAGTTGGTTCAGTTATCTGTTGTTCTGATGATTGTACTATTGGTTCAGCTACTTTATTGTACTCTTCAAATGATATATAGTTATCATTGTTCTCATCAGCAAGGTCGAATTCAGCTTGTGTATCAAGTTCTGGTACTTGTTTTGCTTCTTCAACACTAATCTGATTATCATTATTTGTGTCTAATGTCTCAAAGTCTTCCATCTTTTAGTCCTCATCATTATTCCATGGAATTACCATACCTACTGCATATCTTACAGCATCAGAAATGTCACCATGATATGCTTTATCATCTAGCTTGTAGATTACAGTATTAGTATTTTCATCTTTCTGCCATACTACTCTGTCACATTCTTGGTCGAAATGGTCATCTTTTCTAATTAGTAGCCTACCAGATTCCAAGCAGTCTCTCACTAGTCCAATCTGATATACTTCATGTCTTTTATGAGCGTTTACAACATGTTCTACGCCTTCAGCAAATATATCTGCTCCAACATCCTGTTCATTATGGTCTTGAATAAACCATATGTCGTCTAGCTTATAAGTATCTTTTATAAATGTATAAATTTCTTTAGCTTTTTCAACCTTTGCTGATGCTGACATACCTTGCTGCTTGAACTCATGAGCTAGTACCATATTGTTGTTTTCATCAATAAATACTGGTGCAAAAGCAGTACAGTCTCTATATCCATAGTCCAATCCAATATAACATTTTACTGGCTTGAATCCTTTTGGGAATGGATTTTCAGTATAATACGTGCGCTTTGGATATACAAGAATTGACGTATCATATGCTAATTCTGCTAAGTATTCTCGCCTATATGTTATATTATCTGGCTGCCATCCATGCTTTTCCAATTCCTTTTCAAGAGCTACTTTATAGTCTGGTATAGTTGGATTATCTTTCATCGTAGCATGATAGTGTGATACCTTCGGATTCTGTATGTATTGTTCCCACAAAGTACCAGCTGTTAGAGGGCTTGTACCTGACAATATCAATGTACCATTTCTACCAGCAAGAATAGGTCCAATAATTGAATCAATGAAATAAGTTAGTCCTTTCTGTGACTGCATCTCATCAATAATTACCATACTGAAATCAAGACCACGTAACTTTTCCTGCTGTGCCGTATTCGCATTACCAGTAAGTCTAATCTCACTTCCATTACTAAAAGTAATACACAAAGCTGAATTATCTATTTTAGATATTGGGCATCGTGCACTTTCAACAAGCATAGTTAGAACTGGCCACATTATTTCTTTTGCCTTATCTGAAGTAAGTCCAACATAATATGCGCATCTGTTCTTTACTACTCTTCCGTTAGGCGTGTCAATAGCGTCTGGACCGCCTAAACAATGGTCAATCATCTTACATGCGTCAACAAAAGATTTTCCAGAACGTCGTCCACAAAGCATTGTTATTATCTTGCTTGAGTCATTATATACTTCTTTCTGCCATGGGAATAATACTTTGTAGAGTAAGAACTGAACAAATTCTTTATCATTCTTTTTCTTCTTATCTATAGTATTCTGACACCATTCCAATATCTCTATTAGCTTTCCAGCGTTATATAAAGCTAACTGCTTATTATCATCTACCTGTTCCAATGGCTGGAATAATACTTCTACAAATCTAGCCAGATTAGTAGCAGATGTTATCTTTCCGTTATATAGATATTCAAAAGCTGCTGCTGCAAAATCGTCTAATAATGAGTATGCATCTTTACTAGGTAATACTTGCTTGACTAACTTAGGCGCTTTCTTTGGAGCTTTAGCTAAGCCAAGCATATTATTCTCGCTCTTTTTTATCTTAGCCATTATTTCCATCCCTTAGCTGTATTATTATGAGCAGCTGTTTTCTTACTTTCAATTATCATTGACATAATGTGTATTTCATCATCACTAGTAATTCCAATTTTGAAAGCATTTCCAAGAACATCAGTAGGATTTATTCTGATTCTATATGTGTTAGATTTCCATTCTGCCTTTTTTATTGTAATGTCTTTCTTCCACGTGCTATTTTCTTTTCCATTCAAAGTATGTAAGAAAATAGTTACAGTAATGCTTTCTTTTGGGTCGTTTTCGTATAAAATAATATCACCAAAGCTAAATTGGTATAGTTGAGTACTATCACCAATCCAGTCAGTAATTACTTCAATAGGCAATATTTCACCATCTTTAGGACTATATATACTCCATTCACCATCACCAATAAATGCACATCCACCAACAACTGACTCAAGAGAAAGAGCGCCTGTATCTTCGAATAATGCACTTGAATCTCCACTAAGCGTAAGAACATCTCCATCTTCATTCAAGAGATATAATGTCTGGTTATATGATGAGAATACTGATGATATTGGCTCACCAAACATAGCAATAGGAGTAGTTTTTGTAAGTGTGTTAGAACCAGTAAAAGTATAAATTGCCTTATCATAATCAGAATAGAAATATGCTTCAGTACCTGAGTTAGCAAGGAATTTCATACCAATAGCATAACATACTAGCTCATTTGCTGTAGTTTCGTTTATAGAGCCGGTATAGTAAATTGCCTGACCATCATAATAATATGATGATGCATATATAGTAAATACTGCGGTACTATGATAAATTTGTGTAGCAGCATTGTAATCAATATATGCTGTATTGTTGTTTACATACAATCTTGCATTA